GAGCGTGCCCTGGTTCGAGGCGACGTTCAGAACGGAGCGGTTGATGTCGGACGCCAGCTTTTGCTTGGCAGCATCGCCGAGACGACCTTCTTGCAGCGCATCGCGCAGTTCCTTTGCGTTCAGCTTCCAAGCCGAGGTCTTGGAGAAGCCGAGCGTGGACGGCACGGAGAGCTGCGTCATGTCGTCGTAGTTGGACGAGATGGACGAGCCAACAGTGCTGTCAAAGCTCTGCGCAATGTACGGCATCGGACGCCAGATGGTGTCGCGTGCGCGCTCCATCGTTGCGCCATCGGTGGCGTAGATGTTGACGTTACGGCTCAGAACGAGCGCATCCTGGAAGCCTTCGAGAATGTTCTCGAACGCTACAATTTCCTCTTTAGAAAAGGCGTTAGCCATTTATCAAACTCCTATTTCTGCCGCGACCGTTTGTAGGCCATGACCTTGGACATATCGCCGGTCTTGATAGCCTCGGCACGCAGCCGGTCTAATGTTGAATCTACAGAACTTGCACGCCCGGTGCCTTTCACAATCGGCTCGGGCGCGGGCGGTGGTTTGCGAGTCGTTACTTTCAGTTCCTTCTCCAGCTTCGCCACCGCGAACGCGAACTTCACGGGATCTTGAATAGCAGCAAGCTCTTTCGCCCTGCGGGCGTTCTTTCCCAGCGCATACACGACAAGGGCGGGGTTGTCCGCACCTTGCAGCATGATGCCTTGCTGCACCTCGGAGAAAGTCTCCTGCGCAACGGCTTCGGCGTCCTCGTAGTCTCGCACCTTCAGCGCGGCTTTCGCCTTGCCGTAGCTGTCGAGCTTTTCCTGCCACGCCTTTGCCTGCTCTTCTTCTGCCCGCTTCGCCTTTTCGGCTTCTGCGTCAGCAGCACGCTTTCGGTCGTACCAGGACTCGAGCGCCGCCTCGAACGCTTCTGCGTCGTAGTCGTGATCCTCGAGCTTTGGCTTCGGGCCCACCGCCTGCTTACGCTGCGGCTCTGCGGTCGTCAGCTTCTGCTGAAGCTCTCGATGCTCACGCTGTAGCTCTCGATGCGCCTTGCGCAGATCCTTCACCCACTGCGGGGCTGGCTGGCTCTGCTGCTCCACTTCGGGGTCCGGCGATTCATCCCCAATCGAGACGATCATTTCCCCTTCGTCTGCTTCTGCGGGTTCTTCCGCATCAATCTCGACCGCCATCTCGGCGTCAAGCGCATCCTCGGGCATCGTCTCCAGTTCTGCCGTATTTTCTGACATCTTCAACCTCTCGCCCGTTGGTGGGCGGCGACCATGAAAACTATTCTAGTTCCTTCTAAGTAAATCGCGCAACATTCATGCTGCAATGCCGACAGCGGCAAGCAACGCGCGTGAATCCATCTCGTCGATGATTTCGAGAATGGCGATGATCTCCTCCTCCTCACGGGCAAAGATCTCGACGATCTTCGAGGCGACCTCGACCTCTTCTCGAATGCGTGACTCACGCTCGATGCGCGCAACCTGCTCGCGCAGTTCATCGAGCGATGCGCGGGCGGCTTCGTATTCTGCGACCAGCTCGCCAAGACGCTGCGCCGACTCTGACTGTGCCTTCTTCAGCACGCGCCGAGCTGCCTTGACTTGTTCGGTCACCTCTTCGGTGCGCAGCGACTCCTCGAACCGGGCGCGCTCATTTGCCCAGCCGCGGCGCTTGGCCGTCTTGCCGGGTCCGCCGCCGCCGATGACGGCGATGTTCGCGATCAGTTCAACAGGCGAGCCCGTGATGTTGTACGCGCCCGGTGTCGTTTGCAGGACGAATTGGCCCGCGGTCGCCTTCTCAAGATCGACGGGCGAGCCGGTGATATCGTAATCACCTGGCGTCGTTTCAAGGGCGCGGCCCAGCAGGAGCGACGACGAGCTGCCCGTGATGTCATACGCGCCGGGATCAACAATCGTCGCACGCCCGAGAATGGTCTCGGCAGACTCGCCAGTGATGTCATAAGCGCCCGGTGACGTGCTGACAATGCGCGTTGCGAGCAGCGTGGGCGAGCTGCCGGTGAGGTCGTATTCTCCGGGGGTAACCTCAAGCGTCAGCGCCGCTAGGTAAGTAAGCGTTACATTGCTGCCAGTGAGATCGTAGTCACCGGGCGTCGTGCTGACCAGTCGCCCCGCAAGCGTCGTAGCCGCGCTGCCGGTGATGTCGTACTCGCCCGGCGTCGTTTCAAGAACGTAAACGGTGCCCGCTGTTGTCCCTAGCGCTGGCTGACGTATGCGAAGCATTTAGTTGACGGCTCTGGCTATGTCAGCTAATAGAGTAGACACAAGTTCATCGTACAGCGGAAGTTCAGCAATAGATTTTCCACCAGAAAAGTATTTCATGGTGTTAGTGGTATATTGAGACGCCATCCTAAATAGACGAAAATTATCACTATTTGCTGCTATTGATGTTGAGGCGTAATTATTTGTTGTTTTATTGTTTCTCCAATTGAAATTACTTGAATTGTCTCTCGACAAACAAGCAAAGCCAGCGTCAAAAGAGCTAACCCCAAATATGGGGGTTGTAGATCTGGAGTAAACATATTTGTTGTGCGTATATGCCAAGTCGTAAACCGTTCCGCCAAAGCCCCAAGGGGAAGACGGAAAAGTATTATCTATCGGGTCGCTTAAACTGACGCAAATATGATAGTCATCTAATGGTTCCGATGTTCCAGAGTAACTAAAAATAAGGAACCATTTAGTAGAGCCATCTCCAGTTATGCCGTTTTGCCTATTGTAATCAGACTGAACAAAGTTGAAATTTGATAAAGAATATACCGGCCCTTTTAGTGCAATTATTGCGCCATTAAGCGTCCTAGCCCCTGCCATGATGAAAATTACAGACAGCTTTTCCCAAAGGCCAAAGGCTTTGCAGTTGACGACAAAATCATTGATAGCGACTTTGACCCCGGGCTCCAGCGACGCGCCATCGGTGCGTTCCACTTTGTTGATGTATGTCAAAGCGTCAGAATCAACGCGACCCTGTATCAACTGCTCGTCAAAAAGAGTGACGCCACGCGGCATCAGCTAACGTCCTCGTTGTAAGGCGTTAGGTATATCTCGTTGCCCGAAGAAGCCAACGTCACGCCGCTGTTATTGATAAGCGAAAAGCGCAGCGAAAACGGATAAATGCGGACCATTGGGAAGATAACGACCTTGGCGCTTGCTCCACTCAAAAGCGTGGCAGAATAAATATCGCCCGCCGCCTTGTCTGCCGTGTCAGTGCCATCATACAGAGTGATCCGCAGTGTGACATAACCGCCAGCCGCGGGCGTAATTGAACCCAGCTTCAACGTCACGGCGCCGTAAAGGTTGCGGTTGCTTGAGTTGTCGTAAGTGACAACGGCGCTTTCCGACCCGTTAGCCAGACTGTTAAATGCCGATGGCGAGCCAGCAAAGTTGCTGGAACGAGTCCCCGGCGCTGCCCATTTTGCGACGGCCATTACGGCTTACCTCCTCGTGCAATGCCGACCGCGCGGGCGTCAACAAACGTATTATTCGCCTCTGCCCATGACGGATAGCGTTCGGTCTTAGACAACGCAAAAAGCGCGTCGCGCTGCGCATCTGTCAAAGCGCCCGCCGCCACAAGCGAATCGATCTGCGCTCTCGTGGACGCCGCGCCAATATCGAGCTTGCCCGTCTCGACGATCTGAAGCCCCCAGCGCATCACGGGGTCGGTAGACGCCTTGATGGTATCAAGCAACGCAGCCCCTTCGCTCGGCCCCAGCGTGTTCATGATGGAGCCCGGACCCGTGTTTGTGGTCTGCCATTCGACGATGACAGGCTGCGTCGGGTCGGGAGCGTTGAGCTTGTTTGCCGCTTCCCAGTCGGGGAGCCCTTGCATATCGGGCTCTGCGAGGCGCTCTGCTAGGGTTTGTGTCATGTCTTACACCAGAGTGAACATGGTGCCTGGCGAGGCGTTGTTGAACTTCAGCGTGAAGGTCTCGCCTGCGCCGACCGAGATGGACGATCCGTAGTCGAACCAAGCGATCAGCGCATCAGCGGGCGATGTCGAGCTGTCGTTGTAAAGAACAGCATACTGAAAAGGCCCGAATCCCGACCCGGTTCCCGTCCAAACGATCTCGGTGCCGCTCACCGTCGTGGTGCCTGACGTTTCGCTAATCGAGATCGTCGTAGTCTCGCCGCCGCTCGTATACCCGCCCCCCGTCGAAAGTTGCGAGGTAATGTCAGACAACTGAGTGTTCGTTGCGCTAGGCGCAGAAGATGCCAGCACTACCTTGAACGTGTTGGCATCAAAGTCATGCACCCCGCGCACGAGCTGCTCGGAGAAGTCGTTGAATTT